TATACAAAAAGTAATTTGTATTACCAAGCTTAAATAAAGTCTTTAGAATAGAATTTACCTAAAACGTTGTCGTTAAAGTATTCTAATGGATGTTCTAATACACCATATGTAAATAGATACTTACACTCGTAATATGTTAATAATTTTTTATTGTTTACTATTTGTAGGATTTCACGTGTAAACTCATCGTGTTTACCATCTTTTAGGATTTCAAGAATCGGTTTGGCTGAACCATAATAGGTCTTCCAATCCGATTCTTTTTGTACTACTTGAGTTGTTGGTTTGCGGCCTCGGCCGGTTTGCTCTGCTAATTCTTTTTTCGTTAATTTGCGTCTAACGTTGTGATATAGCGATTTCTTCCCAATATACGATACTCCGCTCGGTTTGTGCGTAGTAATATATATAAACCCAAAGGCGTCTTGAGGAAAATCCTCAATTTTTTCAATAACTTGTTCTTTGTATAACCACATTGTGTTTTAAGTTTAAATGTATATTCCTGTAAAAGTTACATCACCATTATCATTAGCATTTGCTTGTTGTATTACTGTTACTCTTCCATCGGGGGTGACACTTGTCATTAAATTTGCTGGTTCGGTTGGGCTACCAAATGAAAAACCATCAACATATGTTGCCGTAATAAAAGCTTCTCTTTTTATTCTTTTCCCTACTAATACAGGAAATGCACTACTTGAACCAACACCACCACTAAGTACTATTTTTCCTGCTACAAAATTAAAAGTAGCAGGAAGAAATACATCCCCATCATAATATTGATTACTAACACTATTTGCTGAAGTTGCATTTAAAGCGTAAGATGAACTTACAGCGTATGAACTACTTAAAGCATATGAAGAACTTATTGCTGTTGTTGATCCTACAGCATATGATGAACTTAAAGCATATGAAGAACTTATTGCTCTTGAAGAACTAATTGCTGATGATGCAGTTATTGCAACAGATGATGTACCAAATAAACTTCCAGTGTATCCATCTCTTGATTTTACACTTCCTGTTAATTGAAGTGAACCTGATAATGTAATATCATAAGCTATAGTTCCTGTAAATGCATCTACACTTTGAGATACATCAGCGGCTTGAATTGTATTGCCGTTAACAATATTGGTTTTTGATAATGTAATTGCCATTTTATCTGTCTATATTAATAAGTATTGTAGTATCTGTTGTTGGTGAAGTTGGTAAGGGTTGTGACAACTTTCCTATTGCTAATAAATTTTGATTTTCATCGTATAATCCTACAGTTGTTACGTATGGGTTAAAATATGATGCTGTTACAAAATTATAAACAGCTCCATCTATTGAACTAGAAATTGCTGATGGATTTAATGTAAAATTAAATTCATTTTCACTAATAGTACATTTATATTGTGATTCATAAATAGTAAGAGATGATGAAAAAGAACATGTTACATTTGAAGATGTAACAAAATTTTCTATAACAATTGTGTCTGATAAACCATATAAAGCTGAACCATAAGTACCAACACCATAAGTATCTAATCCTGGATTAGAATCACTTGTAATAATTGCTAAACCGTGAGGATAAAATATTTGTCCACAAATTTCTCCAGTTGAAGAAAATATTAAATTACCTTCACCATCATCATAAATTGAACCACTTGGTGCTATCCATTTAAATGAGTTTGGTAAAATATAATTACCATATAAACGTGAAGGAACAGATAAAACCCCAATTTGTGAGCCTGATCCCGTAGGAAAATATTTTTCAAATGTTAAAGTAGTTTGCGGATAATTAAAATATCTACCATCTGCTTGGGTATATCCTGTAAGTCTATCTCCTTCAGAATTAGCACCAGGTACTAAACTTGCTGTTGGTACTGGATCTCCATAACTTGAAGTCAAATAGTTTGAATAATATAATTCTTGTATAGAACTATATACTAAACGTTGATATTGAATAGAAGTTTGACCTGTTGTAGGATCCGTATCAGGATTAAATAATGAACCCGATAAATTTTTACCTAAAAACCTATTAATACTAACATCAGATGCATTAAGTTCAATCCCCTTATAAGAAAATGCCTTATTTACCTCAAAGGGGACGACTGTAATATCTGCTGCTAAAAATTGTTTGTATGCACTCATTCATTTTAGAAATCTAACTTAACTCTAATAAGAGCTTCTTTTGTAAAATCTTTTGGCAATGGTCTTGAAAGTTTAGCTACTGCTAACAATTCGTTGTTATCGTTATATAATCCTACAGTTGTAATGTAAGTTTGTGGGTTGTTAATAAATGAAGGATATAATACTTCACCTGTTGAACCCGAAATGAATGATGGGTTTTCTGAATAATTAAATTCTGAACTTCTAGGTCTTACAAATATAAAATCTGAAGTAATTGATTCTTGAGAATTTAAGAAAAAATCACCAGCAGTTCCTAAGTTTGCAGCAGCCATTGATCTACTAATAGAATTAAGTAATGAGATATTAGCACTTTGAACTGGTGTTTGCGAACCTGAACTTACTCTTACTTGGTTACTCCAAGCAAATGAACCACTATAAGCTAAACCAATACCTCCACTAACTGCAAAATCAGCTAAGGCCATTGGATTTAATAAAATAGTTCCAATATCAGGTAATAACCAACCATATGAACCAGAATTAGCTGAATAACCATCTGCTGTATTTCTTGGTTGATTAATTGTTGCTCTAATACCTGCTGAACCTGTAATTAATTGGAATACTCTACCTGCTTCACAAAATGAAACTGCTGTTACGTAATTACTATTATCTGTTAATTGAATAGATCCTGAACTACCTGATAAGCTTAATGTTAATGAACCTAAGAATAATGAATCTTTATATCTTGCTCTTTCCATAGGTAAAGCAAAAAACTCAGATGAAGTTACGTTACCAAATACAAATCTAGCATTTTCATCGCCTAATACTAAGTCTTGCCATTGGCCCCAAATTGTTCCAGTTGGAGATTTACCATCTACTGCGGTGTTATATACTAAACTACCACTACCTACTTCATTACCATAAGCAATAGCAAATTGTACTGATTGAGTAGTTGCAGCATTGTAAACATTCACATAATAATTACCAGCTGAACTTGCTACTTGTACAGAAGAAGTAAAAACTGATGTTAAAGATGGTGAATTATTTGAAAATAATGTAGATGAAATAGCATCCGTGCTAACTACAAAATCACTTGGGTCTAATCTGTTAAATGACATATTCTATTTTTTATGAAGATACTTTTGTTACTGTTACTGGGATTGTTAAACGAGCGCCTGAATCTCTACCTACTACTGTTAAAGTAGCTTGTAAAATATTATTTGATCCAAATAATGTGTTTACTGTAGTTGCTCTTAAATTAATTGTAGTACCTACAACTGTTCTAGATACTGAAGTACCTAATGTAGTTGTTTGGTTAGTTACATTTAATGCTGTTACCGATGGAGTATTAACACCTACACCTTCGAATGTTGAGAATAATCTAACATCAGAAATTGTAGCTGTATAACCAGCAGCTTCAAAAGTATTTCCACCAAAGTAATTTAATGTTTGAGGTGTAATTGCTAATGCAGCACCTTGTTTGATTATAATCGAAGTATAACCTAAATCCAAGATTGGCATTTTAGCTGTACCACGAGGTAAAGTTGTAAGTTTATACTTCATTACCTGTGTTGATTGAGGAAACGCCTCTAATAAAGGCATGTTATCAATCGCTTGTCCATAATAAGCAGAACCGGAAGGGTGGTTTGGATTATACAAAGTATAATCGATTTCGTCATCTGCTAAAGCAAACTGAGTGATTCTAAATAGACCATCGTTTTGAGCTAGCAATTGACGGCCTGTATCAGTTAAAATTGCGTCTACTGTTACTACGCTGTTATTTAAATATCCCATTTTTTTGTGTATTTTATTATAAATATGTTAAACTAAATTTTTATTTGTTAGGTTTTCAATTATTGATGGTAAGTTCGCCTGGAGTGTTGGAGATGGATATTTCGGTAATATAAATCCTGATCCCATTACTGTACCTGGTGAATTAATTATTAAATTATCTATTGAAGAAACCCATCTTCTAATTGCAAAATAATCTATATTTACTGAGGTAAAATCAAAAGGTGCTTGTAAATGTAAATATAACAATGGTGTATTTGCATTAGATCCATCGAATGAACTAGATAAAATAGTAGCTACTTTTGCTTCATTTCCTTCAAATCTCATTTCATCATAAGGTAAAATATTTAAAGGTTGAGGATTATCAAATCCACTTCCAGTAACTGGAACTTGTGCATAATATTGATAAGCTTTTGCTATATCATTAGATGAAGTTAATACAAGATTTCCAAATGATCCAGTAGTCCAATAAGGTGAATTAGCTTGTATTGACCCTGTTTGTGAATTAATAACTAAACCAGATATAATAGGAGTAGATACATTAACTGTAAGACTATTATTGGTATTATTAGTTATTTTTACCCAATATAAAGAACTTGTATTAAAATATTGAAGTATAGATGATGTTAAACTTAAACTACCAGGGCCTGAAGCTGAAACTGCTGTTAATGGAGTATTTCCATTCATTATACTCATGGTAATACCTCCTGTACCACTAGTGGTAACCCCTAAACTAGCAGATATGCTATTTCTAATTAAAGATGTATAAGGCGGTTGATAAGCATTAATACTACTACTCCAACCTTGAGCAACATCTTGAGAAAGATAATTAAAACTTGCTGTTGCAGATGTTAAAGTAGAAATTGTTTGAACCGCTCCACTCCCCGATTTAAAAGTAATAAGATTATAATTAAATTTAATATTAGGATCTATTTGAAAGAAAATTGTTGGGTAAGATCCACTTACTAAATAATCATTACCTAAAGATCCAGTATCAGAATACATTATAATATTTGAAACTACTGCGGGTTTATATACGGTATATTCTGCTTGATCAATTGTTTGATTATTATTAGGTGATAAAACTACTGTTGTATCTGCTCCAAAAGCGTCTAACAAATTAGGTATATAAGCAGAACTTGTATTATTATTTTCAGGTTGAATTACATTTCCTAATTCATCTACTAAAAATCCTATTTTATAATTACCACTACCTGATCTTTCTGCCAATGTATTACCTAATCCACCAGGAGTATATATAAAATATGAAATATATTTTTCAACTGATGGTAATTGTTGGTTGTCAATAATATTAAAATCTGGGGATGTGTTTTTACTTCCTACATATCTTGGATTAATAATACGAGCTGTTGTATAATTTGATGCTTGAACAGCTGCAGGAGTTGCGCTGCCTGTTCCTCTAGAAGCACTAATTATATTTACTCTATTTACAGCTGTAATAGCATTTGTTGTAAAATCTACATCATAAAATTCAGGATCTACTCTATCTATAACAGCATTATTAACTAATGTATCATAATTTGAATTAACAAATACAACACTATCAACTGGAGAAAATACTACTAATCTATTAGAATATGTTGTAGCCGTATATACTGAATCATCTAGAATTAAAGTATAAATATAATAATTTGATTGTTCTTGAATACTAATTATTGTATGGGTTTCATAAGTTCCTATTGGACTTAAAATATCAATTCTAAATTCTTGTAAATCTTCAAGAGTAGGTGTTGCATCTAAACCATTTAGAGAAGTTTTACTAATTTTAACATATTTCATTCCAAATCCAGGAAGTCCTTCATTTTCATAAAAATAACACTGCATTTCTCCTGAAGCTACTGAAAGACCAAACCATGCACTTTCAGCTGTAAATCCATTACTATAAGTAACAATATCATATCTGTATTCTTGGGTAGGGAATTTTAAAAATGCATTACCACCATTTAAATCTCCATCAGTAACTAATATTTCTGAACCTTCTAATTCACCATTAAAATCAAATTCATTAGGAATTAATACTTGATTTAATCCATAAACAGTTTCTACTGTTTGATAATATGATGGTTCTTGATATACTTCTAATCCAGATATTGTTAAAGTAGCTGCATCACTGATATTTTCTATTTTCAAATATCCTGTACTTATATTAAGTGTTTCATTTAATGTAAAATTTAATTTAGCACTTGAAGTAGTATAAGATGATGTACCTTGATTATATAAAATTATTCCAGTAGGTTGACTGGCTTCATTAGATGATGAAATTTCACATAATACACGTTCAGCTCCTGAAGATGATAAGTTAAATGTAATTGAAGCACCAATACCTAAAGTATAAGAAGATGTTGAGAATACTAAAATTTCTGTATCTACAATTGATCCACCTGAACTACCAGTAATGGTATACATTTGAATAGATGAACCAGTAATTAGTAGATCTTCAACTTCGTATGGAACATTTGATGCTTCTAACCAACTTCCAGTTATATAAGCACTTAATAATACTGATGGAATTGTTGAATTACAGGAAGCTGTTATTTGACTTCCTGATACTACTGGATTGTAAGTAAAATTAAAGAAAGCTGCTGGGTCTCCTGCATCTAAATATACTTGATATATTAATATAGAAGGTCCACCAGGTGGAGTATAATAAATATTACATTCACTGTTATTATCACCACTAATATTATTAAAACTACCTGAAAATATAGTATTTAAATTATAAGATTGAGTTATGTTTATAACATAAGAACTATTAGCTATTTCATATCCTGTTAAATTAGATACAACATCTGTTTCATATGAACCACTTTCAACCATAGCAAGAGATGAAGTAATATTAGGTTGTGGGACCGGATATTTATTTCTTTCTAAAGTTGTTTGTTTAATTACAATACCTGAAGCTAAATCTGTTCTTGCTGGTGTCCAATCTGCAATCATTTTAAATAAAGAATTATCAAAATATTTGATAAGTCTTATATAATCCCAAATGTTATAATTACCTGTATATTTTTCAAAATAGTAATCTCTAATATCATCTAAAGCAGGATATGATTCTTCTTTAGTTGGTACTAATCTTGGATCACCAATATATTCACCAATATTAAAGTAACCTAATTGACCAGCAATATCATTATTAATTTGGTTTTGAGGAGAAAATGCTACCTCAACATAATCAATATTTGGAGTATAAGATCCACTTACGGTAACACTTTGTTGTACTGAAATAAATGGAGATAATACTTGATTTGTTGGTAAATTTGTTTCGTTACTTCCACTATAAGGTAAAATTTCACCTTGTTGTCTAATTTTATTAGAAACACGATTTTTAATACCTGCTGGAAATTGGTTTAAGAAAAATGATTCTGTATTGGGAACAAATAATGGAGTTGTATTAAATCTAAATGTATTAGTACCTGCAAACGATTGAGTAGTAATCCAAGATCCTGTAACTTTAGGGTGTACTGAAATTGATGAAGTATATAATTCACCTCCTAAGGTTGCTCTAAATGCTAAAGTATCAGGAGCTGTATTAGTTCCATTAGCATCTATTGAATAAGGATTCATTACATAATCAGCAAATTCACTTTGACTTAATGGAGTTGTATAAAATCTAAGTTCTTGAAATGAACCTGAAAATGTTTTACCCAATGTTGAACCATTATTATAACCTAAATAAAATCTATTACTAATATCCCATGAATCGGAATTATAATAAACTGATGATGATGCTTGAAAACCTATATAATTTCCATCCTCACCTTGATAATTTTTATTAGCAGCAATTAAGGTAAATAATTCAGGATCTACTATATCTCTATTAATAATTACTGACCACCAACCACCATCTAAAAATGGTAAATATACACTTGCTGTATTTGTTGGTTGAGTTTTATCTGGGTAAAAATCAAGTTTAGCAAATTCATTGTATGGATTTGGAATTGAACCTGAATATGAACCTGATGTATATGCTGAACCTGTATATTTTAAAACAAGGATAGTTTGTTCATCTGTGGTCCATATACTTTGAGAATAGTATCCTGTATTTGAAGGGATTCCTCTTGTTTGGAATCTAACTTCTACTGCGTTTGGTTTATCTGAACTCCAAGCTGAATTTAAAGTAAATGAAGATGTTACATAGTTAGTTCCTAATGTATCAAAAGCATAATTATATTGATTAAACCAAAGGTCATAATCATTTTCTATAATTTTATTTTGACCACCAAATTCATTTACTTGTAAAATAGTATCCGGAATACCATAAAGAGTAATCAATGCTCTTAAACCTTCTACTGTACCTTTTTTCTTAAGTAAGTAAGGTAAATTAGCATATATGCGTTTATATATTTCAGCATTTATGTCTTCGGTCGGTATTAATGACCCTGTAGCTGATGCGGTAATATACGTGTTTATATACTCATATCCCGTAGGAGTTGGCAACGAACCAGTCGTATAAGGTAAATTATATAAACTACCTGAAGGTGTAAAACCTAAAAGTGCTGAGTATAAATCGTTTGTTGAAAAGTTATTTTGATAGATTTTAACACCCATATCTCTTAAGATATCGGCTACTAAATCTTTTGATACTCCTGATGTTAAACTATTATTAGCATTATATTTGTTAGTAATATCTTGGGTATATAAAAATATAGTATCAAAATGTTGACCAATCATCTCAATAAATAATTCGTATTGAGCGTTTGCTGGATCTTGTGTTAAATAAGATGGAATAGCATTAACTAAAAAATTATTATTTTCAGCATCATATTCAGCAGCAACTTGAGATTGTTTAGTTAAAAAAGTTTGACCTATTAAAGATGTTGTTGAAACATTTTTATAAGGAGGAGTATTACCTGTTTTAGGCCAACAAGCTGAACCGGAATCATAATATAAGAAATATTCATAATTACTAAATCCAGTTATAATTTCGTTAATTTTACTTTGCCAAATAACATTACTTGAAGACACATAATAATTTGTAGTTGTACCACTTGATAAACTAGCACTATAATTATATTGTTCAATTAAAGATAATTTATAATAAAAATTTTCTAATTGAGTATAAGCTGATCCAAAATGGATAAAATTAGCATAATTAGAATAATCAACATTAATTTCAATACCTGTATCAGCAAGCATGCTGTTTAATTGATATTGAAAACTTCCTGATCCTTGTGGAGAAGATGTTTCATTAAGTTGTGATAAATTACTATAATCGGTTGAATTATTAATTTCGTTTTTAATACTAAGATTAGTATTAGGACCTTTTAAGTAAATATTATCATCAGTAACTTCAAATGTTTGGGTAAGATTAATATTATAAGCAACAGGATTAGCTAATTGTGTTACAACCCATAGTTGAGAATTTACTGTAAATTGCTCTGGAAGTGGTTCATATAATTTAACTAATACTGTAGGATTATTAATACTTGAAGTATCTAATAAAATATTATTAGCAATAACAAGTTGGTTAGATCCAAAATCTAAATAAAAATCGTAATAACTTCCTGTTGAATTTGCAATTTCATTTGTTAATTCAAGTGAAGATGATATTACTAATGCATCTGGGATGTTAGTTGTATCTAATCTAACCTCAGTTCTATCTGAGCTGATTTGGGATAAGAAATATGTAAAATTAGGATTAGATTCTAATTTAGGACTAACAAAATTATATAATGTATTAAATTGTCCTTCAGTATATCCTTGACTAATTAAATCAACATCAGGATAAAGTGTTAAAACATTATCTAATAATCTATAACCTGTATATCCTGTTACATTTTCATATAAAATATTTCCATTTAAATCATAAATAAAATATTCAATTTTATCTTTTTGAGAATCAAAGGAAGTTTCAACTTCTAAGGAAGTTATAAGAGAATTGTCTTCCGGAGAATATTCTTGGAATTCAAAATTATTTGGGTTTAGCGGTATTATATTAACTGTTTCGGCCATTATATACTTCCTGTTGATATTGTGGGGATTGCGATAACTTGTTGTTGTAAATCTAAATTTTCTTGTCTTAATTGAGTAATTTCTTCAATCAACGCTTGAATAGTTTCGTCATTATTAAAATCACCAGCATATTCTTGACTGGTTTTAATAAGGTACTCATGAGAATTTATAGCTCCAAACTTAGGTATTTCAAAAAATAAAGTTTGGTAATTTGTAAAAAATTCTGCTACGGAAATAGTAGGTGCTACTGCAGATCCTGTTGCAACTGGTTGTACCAATTGTGTAAAAGAAGTGTCAATAACCCTTTCATATTGGGTTTTAGAATAAACTTGTTTATTTAAATTTATATTTTCGCCCGACATTATCCGTTTATAACTTTAAAGTAATATTGATTATCAAATACTATTTTTGAACCATTAAGATTTGTTTGAATTAAAATTGCATAATATCTTTCAGGTTCTAAACCATTCATATATACATCAAAATAACTTGATGTAGCATCAGCACTAATCTGAGTATATTGTTGATCAAAATCAATTATATATTCATTTGTATCTAAATCTTTAATAGCATAAAGAGATGAACCTGAAGGTAAATAAAAATTATTTAAATAAACAGATGATGTTTCCCATATTTGAATTGGATATTCAGGTCTAGCATTAATTCTAAACCTATTAATACTTTCAGGATAAAATGTTCCTGGATTTTGTGCTAATGTTAAAGTTGCTGGGGTTGTATTTAAAACTGTTTGTTTAGATGATCCTGTGTTAAATGAAAAATCAAACCAACTAATTTGTAAAGCTGGTGGATAAATTGTGTGTGTATCTCTTGAAAAATATTTTAATTCTGGTTGGATATCTTTATTATTAATAAATTCATCTTCTTGTTTTAAAAGAAATCCATTATTAGCAAATGCACCTGTAAACCAAGCTTTTAAAGTATTTGTAACATCTAAATTAATATCTTTATTACCATAAAATGTAAATGTTACAGATTGAGTAACACTTGATGTATAATAAGGAACTGGAGAACCTGTATACCAAGTACCTCCACCTGCAAATGAATAAGAGGTATTATAAGATGCTGTTACACAATTTCCATAGTTAGAAGTTTTCCATTTTCCGTTTACAGATCCTGAAAATTTTTGCCAAATCCAACTAACGCCATTTGTTACTGAAGGTACATCTAAATATCTTCCTGTACCCATATCCCAAGAACCTGAAACTGGATAGCATTCAAGAGTAGTAGTTGCATTCATTCCTGTTGAAGTAGCAATATAGCATTGTAAATTAGATTTCCAAGATCCACTATCATATATCCTTTGAGGTATCAAAGTAAAAGCTTGGGTAATATCTTCTTCAGAAAATTTAATTAAAAATCTACTTGTTTGTGGATTTGGATCTGAATATGCGAAAACTGTTTCGGTTGCTTCAATTATTTCATCCATTCCCGTATTCATATTAGGGAACAATGAATACATTGTTGCATCTTTTTCAGGAAATATTTTATATACTGCCATTTCTATTTATTATAAATTTACTACTCTACCTTGAATATCTTGGTTTGGATATTTTACTTCAAATATAGATGGATCAAGTGATGGATAAATTACATTACCAATAGTTGCTGCATTTATATCATATGCATATGGTGAATATCCTAAATTTGTTCCTACTAAATTTGAAACTGTTATATTTTTTACTGTTTGTACACCTTCAATCTTATCTAAAAGAATATAAAGTTCTCTATAAACAATAGGTTGATTAATTTGCCATCTATCAATAGCAAAATATGATTTTAAAGCTTCAATACAATTAAATAATACTTGATTACTGTTAAATTCTGGAAGTACTATAATATCAAAATTTACTCCAATATTAATAATAAACCCGTCTTTAATATTAACAGCATCATTAACCATTCTATATTGAGATAAGTATGTAGTTAAATTTTGTTTTAAAGCGGGTGATGCTGTGTTTAATTTATTACTTGCGTTATATGACAACACATACAAGTCTAATACGGAATTAGATTCGCCTGCAGACATAGATTGTGCCTTTGTAGGTTCAATATATGCTTTAGCAATAACTCCATATTTAGCAGGCATTGATAATGACCTTACTAAATAATCATCTTGTGTTACGTTACGTAATTGTGTTGCAAAGTTTGCAGAAGCATTTTGTCTAATTTCTTCAATTGTATCTCCATCTCCACCACCATCAGCAGCAGTTGGATTAGTAACTGCTAATGAAGCAAATATAGTATTTGCGGTTACAGAATTTAAATTTGAATTTAAAAACGTAATATCAGCTACTAAATTTGTTAAATCATTTGATGGTACATTTGCTTCAACTCCACCACCTGTTAAATATCTAACAGTTAAATTTGTTTGTGAAGGAGCAATACCATAAGTTCTTGTAAATATAAAGTTTGAAGGAGCATAAGCCGTTGTTAGCTTAGTTTTTTCAAATGGTAAACCTAAACCTACGTTGTCTGAATTAGGAATAATTTCTTCGTCTGTATCTGTTGCTGTTCCAGCACCAAATTGAATTTGTAAAGATCCTGAATTTATGAAACGGGTAATAAATCTTCTTTGAACTTGTTCTAATTTTAATAAATAAGGTGTATCACCTTGATATTGAGATAAGTTAGGGTCATTTGGATTTGTATTTTTTATAGAATTATAAACAGCATCTTGAGCTAAATAATCTACTTCATACCATTCATTATTATCAGTATCAAATACATCTAAAACACCAATAATTTTTTCAGCATTAATTTCTACTGTAGAAAATTGTTGTGGTGCACCAAATGAAAATTCAGTTGTATTAATTGTCGATGAAATAGATTTTCTATTTTTCTTTAAAAGATAGTATAATGGATTATTAAAAGCATCAATACTAAAAATAGAAACTTCAGTTGGATCACCAGAAGATGATACACTAAAATCTACAGGATCTTCAATTAAAAATGAAATATTAGGATTAGTAACAGATTTTACTTGAGCATTTTGGTTAATAAAAAGTGCATAATCAAAATCAGGAATATATGTTGAACCAGATAATTTTGCTGGAACTTGTTGATAAAATGTAATAGGTGCTGAAGCAACTTGAGTTACATTTGGTTTATAACCAAACATATAAGCTAATTCATATAAGTTATTTGTTTGACGGGCATATTGTAAATATGTCTCTTGAACCTGGTTATCTAAATAAAATGATAAAACATCACCCACATAGGCAGCCATCTCCATAAACATCATACCTGGTGATGTTGGAGTAAAATCGTTATAAGTTGTAGGGAAATATGTTTTAGCATAGTCTATTAAACTAGCTCTTAACTCGCTAAAATCCCTATTAATATATTGTATATTTTTTCTTTTGGTTGCCATTATGTAAATACTATTTCTACTGTGTCACTTAAACCTGTGTCTTGGATATTATATTTTAATACTACGTTAATTTGATTAATGTCTGGGAATGAATCTATATTTAAACTTGCAATAACAACACTAGGAAAATATAATCCTATTTGATATTGTATATCTTCTTTTAATGAATCTAAATTACCTGTGTTAATTTGTTGAAAAATAAATGCTCTTAAATTACCACCAAATGTTGGATTTAAATATATTTCATTTTGGTTTGTTAAGAAAAAATTAATTAAATTAGTTTTAATTGATTCTTTTGTAGTATAAGTTGTTCTAAATACTCCAGGAGCATTAAAAGGAATAGCTACACCAACACCAGTTCCTGGTTTAGTATCTATAGGGTATATCTTTTTTGCTCCGAACGCCATTATTTACTCATTAATCCCATTATCATATCTAATCCTACTTCCCCATCAGGTAATGTTCCATTAACATTATCTACAGGTCCTGTAGGATTAAATTGACCAGCGTAAGCTGTTACTGCTGGTTTGTTATTTTGCATATCTTCTAATAAATTTCCAAACATAGCACGTCTTTCGGCAGCATTTAATTGTTTAGGTTGTTCAATGTGTGGTTGTGCGTAAGTATCTTTTATTGATTCATGTACAACCGTTTTAGGAGCACGTACTGCTTCCAATAGAATATCTTTTAATTCCTCTTGAATAGCTTCTTTTACGGCTTCCTTAATAATTTTTTTAAAATCTGATGGTTTCATTGTTTATAAATATTAAAATTAGTAAGCTTTTAAATTGTCTCTGTCAATTATTAGTTTTAGTTCATTAATTAATGTTTGATCATCAGTTGTAAAGGATAATTCGGTTTGAATTAATACAATTCCTGATTGATTTTTACCAACTGCACGTCTACGATTTACAGTAGGTGTGTAAGGTACTATTTCAATACCAAAAATAAATCCTTGATATGTTGTTTCATTTTGAGTATTATCTGCTTGTAATTGAGCATCTGCTATATCTTGTATTTCTTTAGAAACAGGAATAAGTGAATTCATATTATTAGGATCACATTTTTCTAAAAATGCATCTATTGATTTTAATAATGCTACTGCTGTTAATATAAAACCACCTACAATAGAAGCAACTAAAGCAGCACCTCCTATAATTGAGGTTAATTTTTGCAATCTTGAGTTACCTTTTTCATCAACAAGAGCTGTTTGTTTTGCAGCACTTAAAGTATTTAAAAGTGTAGGTAAACCTGCTGCTAGTGGAGGAAAAGATACTGCGGCAATTTTAGCAGCAATTTTTGCTAAATCAATTGCATTTAAAACACCTTGTAAAATATTTAAAAATGTAGAAACTCCAGTTAATGATATTGTAATAACATTTAATACTCTACCTATTTTATTTAATTGACCAACTATTAAATCTCTTTGTTGTCTAATTTTTGCTAATGTAGCAGCATCCGGACAAGCATCAATAGCTAAAAATTTTTGTATGTAAGTATCTATTAGATTTTTTAATGCTGGGTTAATTATTTTTTTAACTTGATTACCTATTACTAATAATAATAAAGGTAATTTAGCAATACCCATTGCTTTTAAATCAGATGGAGTAGCATTTTCAATCTCAGTAGCATTTATTGTAGTAGTATTAGATTGGGCTAAAGATAATTGTTCATCAGCTGCTTTTTGTAATCTAATCTGTTCTAATTCTTCTGGTGTTGCCATTATACAGTTTTAACAGTGTTAGATTTTAATTTTTCAAGATTACCTTTAATCACATCTAATTTACTTGCTAATTCATTAGACGCTACATTTAAAGGAACAATTGGTGTTCCTGGGGCTGTAGATACTGTATTAGCTGCAATATTTAAAAATCCTATCATATTATCAAGTATTGATGCTAATGTAGATATTGTACTATCACCTAATAAAACTGGTTCAGTAGCATTTTTAGAACCTAAATATACGTTTTCTGATTGTATTGTTGTATTTGGTGAATCTATATTTACATTTTCAACCGCATTTAAATTAATAGATTTTTTAGAACTTAATAAAATATGATCTAAGGTTGAATTAAATACTAAACGTCCTGAATTTATAATAATTTGTTTTCCAGCATATTGATCAGGTGTTTGAGGTGGATTACTTTTATAACTAAAATAAGAAGTACTTGATGCTTTTAAAGGTATTTTTTGAGTACTTGTAGCATAAATAGAAGAATCATCATTATTAATATCTTCTACTGTAGGTACCCAACCTTCTTCGGTTTGAATACCTTGACCATTTCTTATAATTAAAATAGGATCACCATTTGTACCAACTGAAGACCAATTGTTGATTGTATTTTTAACAGTAGAGCCAATTCTTATACTATTACCCCATCTACCTTCATAAAGTATATCACCTTCAAAAGGTAATATTGGGTGAATATTAGAACGTTCAATAAATGTTTTACCTAAATAAATTTCTGTTGATTGATCTGTTACTCTTCGAACATTACCTCCAGTTGTTTGAATATAATCTTTTTGTTGTGTTGGAGGTAAAGCATTTGGTGCTGTTGGAAAAGCATTATGATGTGGATGATTCCAAAGCGAAACTATATTAATATAATATTCAACTGTATTTGAAGATATTGTTTCAATTTCAGTATTTGGGAGTCCAATTAAATAAACAATCTCATTAATTAATGGTAAATTTTTAAAATTACCGGTTAATGGTCTTGCTGTAGGTAATGATGGAGAAGGTAATGGATTATTAACATCTTCATATTCAATAATACCTAAACCATTCCATGCTCCTAATTCTTGAAATCTTGGGTGTGTTTCATCTAAAACAATACTTAATACTCGTACTGCTCTAATTAAATTAGCTTGGGAAATAGCATTTGCAACGTTAAATCCATTATTAGCGTTAGCATTAAGTTGTTGATTTAGTGCTGCAAATCCATATTGGCCCATTACTTATCTCCTTTTAATTCATTCATAGCAGCTAATAACTGATCTTTTTCTTCATCAGAAATAGTAAGAGAACCATCAGCCGTTACAGTTGCCATAGCACGTTGAGCTAAAGCAGCCATTTTAATTAAAATATCATCGTTTTTAACGCTGATTTCCATATATTCTTTAATCAAAGGGACTACTAAAGTAGCATCCCCTATATCAGAAATTAATGGTTTTAATTCGGAAATTAAAGCGTAAACTTGTTGGTCTTTTTTCTTTTGGTTATTGTAAATTTCCTCCAAAACATCGGAGAATTTTTTCTTACCAAAAATAATATTATCAAATTGTGACATAATATACGATATTAGTTTGTTATAAATATTAAAACTAAAAATTTGTATATCCGTGCTCTAAATAGAAGAAATAGTGTTGTTTAAAAATATCGTATAACTGATTAGCTATTTTAGTAATCTTAGGGGTTTTAACATCTACAATTTCACGGATATAAATGTAAAGGGCTTTTTTATTAAATATATCTAAATTCTCACGTTTACGAAATAATTCTAAAATTGCATCAGCTATTTGAGCATCATATTCTTTAGGGAATATTTTTGTTAGATTTTGACTACAATGTTCTGTGTATATGTCTATAAATTTAGATAAGCGTTCATTTGGAGATGAATCATCAATTGTATATGAATGGTTTTCATCTTCTTCTAAAGATTCAATTGGAGCAGTATCAATACGTTTTTTATAATTTTTCTGGTTTGATAAAATTAAATAACGTTTTGCAATAGTTCCAAAATATGAATATGCTTTAGCTCCACGTTCTGGATTGAATAAGTGGATTTTGGATAATAAAAATGTAATTACCTCATGTTGTAAATCTTCAATATTATCAACTTCTGTATAATAGAATTTAAATGTATGGATAATATTTTCGGTAAGTTTAAAGAAGGCATAATGAATTCGATCATTATAAATTCTACTCCTTAACTCGGAGTCAGGAGTATTATTATAAAGTACAATAGCATCCTCAGTTGCTTGAGTGAAGTATTGTATCCCCTTCTTTTTTTTCTTAACTACTACCTCTTCCATTATTTAATATTCTTAATAATGAAGGCATTTAAGATTGTTTGAATACTTTGAATTTGAGTAAAAAAGAATCCTACTTCATCATCGGATTTAAAGCTACCTTTAGCATCTACTTCCATCATCTTTTTTTCTGATTCCTCTATAACATCGGAAATCTTATTAAGATAAGACATATAACCTGTTAAGATATCTTCCTGTTTTTCGTTTTTACGTAGGAGATTAAAGGTCGTAAATCCAAAGGTTACGACCAGTATTGAAAGAATTACAATTGTTAGTATCATAAGTTATCTAATAAATTTTTTAATCCATCACTTTTTATACTACCTAATGCTTTTGTTTTAGCAGCAGCTGGTGTTGGATACTTTTTATTTGACTCTAATGTAAATTTTTTCTTTTGCTCATCCAAGCTTAAATTGAATTTAGGTAACCACTCATGCTCAAATTCAATCCTAGCAGCCATTAAATCGGCCTGGTGTACAATAAATGGAAGTGAGGTACGAGGTCTTTGCTCGGGCATAAATCCCATCAAATATTTCTTATTACCTTCATCATATAAACCATCATGAGTCTGAATGGTAATCATTTCATTAAAGGTATAGGGAATACCATGAGATTGAAGTAAAAATAAGCCACGATCAGGGACAGAAGCAAATGGGACTTTATTATTAAACATATAGTCTTCACCAAGTTTATTACGTCTCCATTCATCTGTTTGAGGGATATATGATTCTTCTTCTTCAGAACCCATTTTACCTAAATCGTGATTAAGAGCAGCAAATACTAATTCCTCTTTAGTATAAGTAGATAAATCAGCACCCATCATACCCCATAACTCATGAAGATGAAGAGCACCTTTAATAACACGATTTACGTGATCTACATAACCACCCGGAAAAGCATTGTGGTATTCTTTTTTATGAGCAGCAGGCATTAAAATAAGTCTGTCCTCAAATTTTTCATAAAACTCGATCAATTTCTCCTTACGTGGAGATGTAATATGATCATTAATGTAACCTAAGAATTGAAGCCAATTCTGTTGGATTTGTTCCGCTGTTAATTGCATAACTTAAAATTGATTAATTTCTCCGGGACCTAATGGTTCTTGTTGGATAAATGCTTTAGTTTCTTGGATTGATTCTCGTACTTCTTGAAGTACCTCCTCAAATTGTTCTCTCGAACCTTGACGATTTAGGATGAAATGTAATTTCTCAATTCCTCCCTCTGCTCGTTCCAACCGTCTCATCATTATTTCTCTATTCTTCATATTTTCTTATTTTTTCTAAACTCTCGTATCCCCAATATACAAATAGAAGATGGCACCGCCAAGCTTACTTTAAGATACTTTCAAGAAAATCTTGAATCTTTTTAAGATGCGCACATTTTTCGTATTCTTCCAATTCCTGGAAGTATAAAATAGTTACTTTAGTATAGGTAAGTAATATTTCGTCTGCGTAATGTGTTAAAGCATTTTGGTGTAGTGTCTCTTTAATATCGATTTTATTAATCCAATACCAAGCTCTAGTATACATTATAAATTCACCGGCATTCTCTACATCGTTCATATCTAATTCACCGTCTAAGTCTTTAAATGAATTAAGTACTTTAGCGTTAAATACTTTATGATTATAAATAAGTTTTTTAAACATTCCAACCCAAAACATAGGGTGTTGTTTATAATCTTCTAATAGATAAGACATATCCTGATTACTACCAGAATCGTGTTTAGGATTTTCATCCCCATTAAATAA